GCTGCTCCTGAAGCAACTGAAGAGGTAGAGCTTACTGAGGAAGTATCTGAAGAGGTACAAGAGGAATTGTCTGAAGTATCTGAAGAAGTTATCGAAGCAACTGAAGAGGTTGAGTTATCTGAAGAGATAACAGAAGAAGTCTCTGAAGAAGTAGAGTTAGCTGAAGAAGAAGCTCCAGCAGAGGAAGTTCAAGCTGCTCCAGCTTACGTAACGTCAGAAGAATTAAGTTCACTTAAAAATGAAATGATGTCTATGATCGAGTCGTTATTAAAGGAGAAGCAAGAAGCTTCAAAAGAAATGCCAGCTCAGTTATCTGAACAGGTAGAATTATCTGAAGAGGTAGAAGAAATCGCTCACTCTCCAGAACAAGAAGTCGAAGCTAAGTCTAGTAACTTGTATGCTCAGAGTAGAGTAGCAACTACACAAGACAGAGTTTTCGCAAAACTTTTTAAATAAGAACATTAATTAATTAATTTAAACACGCTAAAAATGGCAACAACAACTTCAATTACAACTAGCTATGCTGGAGAAAAACTACAAGGTTTTATCTCTGCTGCTTTGCTTTCTGCTAACACTATCGAAAAAGGTGGAGTTACAGTAAAACCGAATGTAAAATTCAAACAAGTAATCAAGAAACTTTCAACTAACGATTTAGTAGCTGATGGAACTTGTGATTTCGATGCAACTTCTACAGTAACTCTTACTGAGCGTTACTTAGAGCCAAAAGAATTTCAAGTAAACCTACAACTTTGTAAGCAAGACTTCAGAGACGATTGGGATGCAATCTCTATGGGTATGTCAGCTCACGATAGCTTACCTCCTTCTTTTTCTGACTACCTTTTAGGACACGTAGTATCTAAAGTAGCTGAGAAGATTGAGAACACTATCTTTGGTGGTGACGATTCTGTTGCTGGTGAATTTGACGGACTTATCGCTTTAGCTGCTGCTGATGCTGATGTAGTAGATGTACTTGGTACAACTATCGATGCTTCTAACGTTATTGCTGAGTTAGGGAAAGTAGTAGATGCTATTCCAACTACTGTTTACGGACAAGAAGATTTATGTGTATATATCTCTCCATCAACTGCTCGTGCTTACATTAGAGCTCAAGCTGCTTTAGGATATAAAGATTTATACCACGTAGGACAAACTGCTCTTGATTTCGAAGGAGTTAAATTGTTTGTATCTAACGGTATGCCAGCTAACAAAATGATCGCTGCACAATCTGGAAACCTTATGTATGGTACTGGATTATTGAATGACAAGAATGTAGCTAAAGTTATCGACATGGCTGACATCGACGGATCACAGAATGTACGTATCGTTTTACGATATACTGCAACTGTAAACTTCGGTATCGGATCTGAGATTGTACTTTACTCTGCATAATCAACTTTAATAGGGGAGGGTAAAACCTCCCTTATATTAATTATTATAATAACTTTAAAAAACTAAAACTATGGCTTGTGATTTTACTGGTGGTAGAGTAGAGGCTTGTAAAGAAAGCGTTGGTGGATTGAGAAACTTATATATTGCAAACTTCAACTCTGCAATGTATGATGCTTTAACTCTTGGTTCTGACGATGAAATTACAGCACTTGGTTCTGCTATTACTACATACAAATTTGAGTTAAGAGGTGAAAACAATTCTTTTGAGGAGACTAACGAAAACTCAAGAGATAACGGAACTTCTTTCTGGACTCAGTCAGGTGCTATCTCACTTAAAGTGCAAGATGCTGCATCTCAAAAACAATTAAAACTTCTTTCTTACGGAAGACCTCATGTAATCATTGAAGATTATAATGGTAATTTCCGTATCGCTGGAGCTCAAAACGGTGTTGAATTTTCTGTTTCTACATCAACTGGTTCTGCAATGGGAGACTTAAACGGATATAACATTACATTTGAAGGTAAAGAATTATCTCCTTCATCTTTCATCGACCCAGCTATTATGGGTGATGCTGCTGGATTTGTTATTGACACTGCTCTTATGAATGCATAATAATTGTTAATACTTTAATATTAAGAGGGGTACAGAAATGTACCTCTTTTTTTATGCCATATAGTTAAGGAACAATTAATTAAAATTCTCGTTATATAGATATGAATATACTAGACATAAATGATTTACCAACAATAACTATGCAAATCTCTGGAAGAGAAGGAGTAGCTAGTGGTGCTTGGGTTATTAATCAAGAGAAGAAACAAAGATTAGAGTTAGGAGCTGGTGACATAAGTTATACTGCTGGTGAGGTGTTGATTATTCAATTAACTGATTCTAACTTTATATCATCAATAGAATCTGACACAACTTTATCTGTAATAGTATTTAGTGGTAATATACCTCTTTATAGAGATATAGTTAAGTTTAGAGGTCAATTAGATTCTGTAGATTTCTATTCTCAGTACAACCATTCAGGAGACTACTACGTGTTCGGTGAGGATGAGGAATCTGATGACGAAAGTACAGGTATTATTGATGGAGGCTCTGGAGGTGGAGATACTTACACGCCACCTGACGAGACTGGTAACTTAGTTATAAGTGACTTTGCTATAAAGTTTGACTTAGATAACGATGGCTTAGGTGAAATAAACAATGGGGGTGACGGAACACTTAGTCAGCAGACCTATAATGTTCTTGGTGACTTTAAGGTTAGAACCGAGCAATATGGTACATTTACAGCTTCACCTACTAGTTTAGAAGAGGTACAAGCGTTCTCTTACCTATATGATAAGAATAGTGGAAATCCTAGCGGATGGGGTGGAACTATCACGTCTAACAACCCTGAACTAGAAGGTTACTACTATCACTTCTCTGCTGGTGTATCTCAGTCAGCCAATGATAAGATAATGGAAATAGCAACAGATAGAGAACTAGGGTTAACTAGTACTACTGATTTATCTGTATTTAAAGAAGACTCTACTACTGACTGGGAAGTAGGTATGAGCGTTTATAAGGATATATCTGGTACACCTATAATGGATGGGGTAACAAGTCCTTGGGATAGATTTAACTTTATATACATAGATTCTAATAATGACATAGTAGTAGTTAGAAGCACAGATAATATAGTTACACACGTAGAGGTTGCTAAAAACACTACTTACTTGAAGTACATGGAAATGTTCTCTGTAGGGATTGTAACAAGTCCTTATTCAGCAGCTCCTAGACCTTTTGCTGATTACGTAACTTGGTTTGAAGACAAAGTAAACGATGTGAACTCTACAGTATCTTATAATTCAACAAGACCTACTGAGTTTAGTAAAAGAAGAATAGTTATAGATTACTCTAACGGAAGTATGGCATCTATAGGTGATATAGCATTAAAGAGAGATCATGGATGGAACGGAGGTCAAACCTTAGCTAGTGATGTTATTGGTATAGAGCTAGACCCTAGTTCTGCTGGTAGTGTCTATCAGTTAGGTACATCAGCTTGTACTGTAGATGGTGTAAACTTCTTAATAAGAGAAATTGACTTTACAACTGGATTAGTAACTAACTTTCAGTGGTACACACTAACATAATGTAATTAATTCGTTATAAACGTATAGACAAAAGAAATATGGAAAGTAATAATGTAAGAGTAGTTAATTTATCTGGTTACCAGACTCCTGTAGTGAAAGAGATTCACAATAGGGATTGGGTAGAGTATGGAGATAATAACGATTACTTCAAGAAACTAATAGACAACTATTTAGGATCACCAACCAACTCAAGATGTATTAACGGTATCGTTGATATGGTAGCTGGTAGAGGATTAGAGGCAACTAACAGAGAAGAGAATCCAGAAGGGTACTTAAAGATGAAGATGCTCTTACCTAAGAAGCAGATAAAAAGAATTGCACATGACTACAAGATGTTAGGTCAAGCTGCTATTCAAGTATCTTACAATAGGTCAAAGACAAAGATATTAAAGGTATCTCATTTCCCTATGGAAACACTTAGAGCTGAGAAAGCTGGTAAGAATGGATGTATTGACGCTTATTACTATCACCCTAAATGGAGTGAGCTTAAAGCTACGGATAGACCTAAAAGGATTCCTACATACGGAAACGGAAGTAAAGGTCAGAGAAACGAGCTGTACGTCATTAAACCGTATAGAAGTGGATTCTATTACTATGCACCTGTAGATTATAATGGATGTTTACAATACTGTTCTCTTGAAGAGGAGGTATCTAACTACCATATTAACAATATTAAGAATGGATTACAACCGTCTTTATTGATTAACTTTAATAACGGTACTCCACCAGAAGAAACTCAAGCTGCTTTAGAGCGTAAGATATACGACAAGTTCTCAGGTAGTTCAAATGCTGGTAAGTTTATTATTGCATTTAACGAGTCTCAAGAAACTAAGGCGGATATAGAGCCAATTCATTTACCAGATGCTCATGCACAGTATCAGTTTATGAGTGATGAAGCTACGCAAAAGATTATGCTAGGTCATGGTATTGTATCTCCTATATTATTAGGTATTAAAGATAACACAGGATTCGGTAACAATGCAGAGGAATTGAGAACTGCCGCTGTACTTATGGATAACGTAATTATCAGACCTATACAAGATGAGATTATAGAAGCTCTTAATGAGATTTTATTGTTTAATGAAATAGTATTAGATTTATACTTTATAACATTACAACCTATCGAGTTTACTGAGTTAGAGAATATCTCTACTAAAGTAAAAAGAGAAGAAGAAACTGGAGAGAAGCTAAGTTCAGATGTTGAGCTTAGTGAGACTCCTGAGTTAAATGATATAGAAGTATCATTAGAGGAAGTTAAACCAACAGACGAAGAAGAATAAGATGGCAAGAAAAGCATTATTTATAAGTGTAGCTGACTTAAAGAAAAAGTCACTAATAGATGGAAATGTAGATTCTAGTAAGATAGTTTACTACATTGAAGTAGCACAGGATATACATATTCAAAATTACTTAGGAGGTAAGCTATATAAGAAACTACAGAGCATCATAGTAGATGGTACTGTTAATGATTCTGCTAACGAGGATTATAAGGACTTATTAGACACTTACGTAAAGCCAATGTTAATATGGTACTCTCAAGCAACGATACTGCCTTACAGTGCCTTTGCATTAAAGAATGGAGGGTTACATAAGCATACTGCTGAAAACGCTGAAGCTGCATCTCAAGACGAGATTACATACTTAGCTCAGAGAATGAATGATACTGCTGAGTTCTACACAAAAAGGTTCTTAGATTATATGTGCCTTAACAGTAATAAATTTGCTGAGTACAGTCAGAATAGCTCTGAGGATATGTACCCAGATAAAGAAGTAAACTACACAGGAGGCTGGTATATTTAATATTATGAGTTTAAAAAAGAAAGTAAACATATACAAGCCAAAAGAAGCTAACGTTATTAAGTTAAAGAACTATTTAAAAAAGAAAGAAAATGAAGCAACCGTCTTACGTAATAATACCGTCAGCAGATAGAGTTAGTCAATTCTATGTAACAGAGCCTGGTCATACTGGAAGTATATCTAGAAGCTCTAAGGGTTTTGAGCGAGGAAGAGATAATATATTACAAAGCAGAGATGTTAACTATATAAGGAGAGACTTTAAGTCTTCTGAAGATGTAGCTTACTTGAGTGAGTCTTCATCGGAGAACCTTGCGTTGTACAGCTCTGACTTTACAAATGCTGCTTACAGTAAATCATACATATCTGTAGAATCAAATGTAGATGCTGCTCCAAACGGAAAACTTGAAGCTGATAGGATTACTCCCTCTACAGAAAGTTTAAATAGTAAGCATATACAGCAAAACATAAGCACAGACTCAGGGGAACACACTTTCTCTGTGTATTTAAAAGCTGATGACGAGCCTTTAGTTAATGTTGTCCTAGCTCAAAACTTCGGTTCATTTACAGCATGGGGTAATGCTTCGTTTAACATATCTGAAGGAACTGTGATATCAAACACTGTTGGTTCTGCATCTATAGAGGATGCATATAATGGGTGGTACAGGATATCTATTACAGGTAATATTCCTTTGTCAGGAAGTCAATCATTTAGGGTAGCTCTTGGGGATGGAGGTACTGATTCAGGATTCATAGATGACGCAATAGTTGCTTGGGGTTTTCAGTTAGAAGAAGGTCCTCTAGCTACGTCTCATATCGAGACTGAGGCAAGTGCTGAAACTAGATCTAAAGATGCTTTTTACTCAATTATAAGTAGCAGTAGTTCATATAACAACCCAGAAAACAAATTATCAATTTACTTTGATGTTAA